AGTCGACGGGTCGGTTATCCTTGACTCCGCCGACCATAGGTATGGTCCTCGAGAACTCGAATTCGAGTTCTCGAGGACCATACCTATGGTCGGCGGAGTCAAGGATAACCGACCCGTCGACTTTCCAACGGAGGTGCGGTACCAACATGTGAACCCCGGAGTAAACATCACACGGGCTACGGAACCCCCGCGCACGTCCAACCCTATCAAGGGCGCGCTTGTCGAGGGAGTCCCAGTCCAGGTGGTTGCGCAGTCTGAGGGCGCCACTCTCCATGCTATGAAAAAGAGATGTGATCATCTGCCCCACCGAGACGTGGGTGATGCCTTTGTTCGTGGGCACCACCTTCTCATGGACAAGATCCATGAGCGGGATGAGATACGTCTCGATGGCGCAATGATCAGCGCATATCTCGATGAGATGAGCGGACAAAAGCGTGAGAGGTTGCAGGCGTTGCTCGACTCGCAGGACTTCACTCTGCCTGGATACACGGACAAGACCGTGTTTGCAAAATCCGAGGCTTTGCTCAAACCCGATGGGGCCCAGCCACGTATCGTCTACCAAGGTGGCGATATGTACAATCTCGTAATGGGCTCCGTTGTGTACTACCTGTCCCGTCGTATTGCCGAAGAGCTCAATCGCAGAAATCCCAAGAACAAGGGGAATGAGGTCATCTACTGCGTTGGGATGACGGCAGACGAGATCGCTGATATAGTGCACCACACCCCGGGCGAGGCCTTCGAGAACGACTTCAAGAACAACGATGGGACCCAACCCGCCGGTGTTCGCAAGTGGGAATCCATGTTTTACTACAAACTTGGAGCCCCAAAGTGGTTCGTCCGCGAGTTTGCTCAAAACACCAGTGTGAGGGTGTTCACAAGGTATGGTGTCAAGGGACGAGTGCGGGGGCAGCGTTGGTCAGGGGAGGTGACGACCACCACTGGCAACGGCTATGTCAATTCGTGCACTGCGCTCGCGGCGCTTGAGCAGGCTGGGATAAGCGAGAGTACCACTTTGGTGTACGGGGACGATGAGCTAACGTACACGCGTCAGGATAGGACTCGTATCAAGGAGTCCTTTGACGCGGTCGCATCAAGCTCTGGAATGAAGTGCGAGGGCAAATCGGTCGAACACCGAGAGCAAGCGACGTTCCTTCGCAAGCGTTTCGTTCCAAGCGTCAATCGAACGTTCCCCGTTCCATCCTTCGGGCGTGTGGTGGCAAAACTCCCTGTTCGATCTAATTTCAACAAGGGGGTGTCAGATGAGGATTACATGGCTGGGAAACTCCTGTCGGCCGCGTATGAGCATCGCCACATCGCCACATTGCGAACTCTCCTTATGGAAACAGCCGATCAGCTATCGGCATCGCCCCACCTCGACATGCGGAATCAGGCGATGGCGTATAAGTACACTGCTGAGGAACTAAAGGCTATGACGATCAATGCTGAAGTGATTGACCCGGACTATTTCGGTTCATTCCTGCGCCGTGTTTACGGTGTGTGGGAGTCCGATCTCGTTCAGTGCTACATTTCCGTGTGTGATGGGATCTTGGGATTCCAGCGCGTCAATCGGGTCAAAAACAAAAATGCCCCACCGCTTGCCCCTCGTATACCTCGGGCACTGTGGGACACTGCATTCGAGAACATAGTCACTGTTGACGTATCTCTGTAGGGTCTCCATCATGGTCCGGTGAGTTTCGT